ACTTCAAATGGTTACTGGTGTCACACGAAGGCTACCTAGGTGCTTTATCTTTTCGTACGACACCGAATCGAACAGCAATCTACTTTGGGAAAACTATCCTTGGGCATTGTTTGACTTTCCGCTTGGTGCTTCAAGCCGGAGGATTAAATGCGCAATCGAAACAAGATCTTTCAACTTTGAGTCTCCTTTCAACATAAAGAAACTTGAGCGTGGCGATCTTTGGATCGCCGAGCTATCTGGCGATACTCTTGTAAACGCCTATTGGCGACCAGACGAAAATCCTTGCTGGTTTGAGTGGCATACTTTTAATACGTGCGCTGAAGTCGAGACTTGCGTCACAGGCATTGCGACAACGATGGCCACATCTGGAATATCTGTTGTCAAAGCTAGCGGCACAACAAGGGAAATCGCAACGACTTGGACTATTAAATTTACTGACCCCTCGACTCAATTTTATTTGAGGCTTGGGAATACTAGAACAACTTTTAAGGAGTTTAACACCACTCTTCAAACTTGGTCTACTACGACAGCTAGCACTCTACAGCAGGCTTTGAACGCTGCTCTACTCACAGCCAACCCAGACGAAACTCCAATTACGTGTGCTGTCACCAGAAACAATGATGATTTTACGATTGTCTTTTCGACTTCCGTTGAAGCTCCTATTGCGCTTCCAGCACCATCAACTTGCGGAGTCTATCTTCCAGCAAACGTGCGTGATCAATATAGATCTCAAATACGTCTCCCAAGCCCATCCAACGAATGTGTTACTTCGACAAATGCTTTGGCTCGGGTGGGACATACCTTCCAGTTTCGTTTTGAGTGGGAAGGGCAATTTGCAATTTCAAAAGTTATGTTCACAGCTTCCAAGCTTATCGAACCTGTAGGAGGAGGATGCCCATGAGCGATCCATGCCAAGTATTAGAGTGCGGATGTGAGCAGGGGGTATTTTCAAATATTGTCGCTGGGTCTGTTGAGGTACGAGACTATCTTGCAGATCAGACTGGGTCTGAGCTTGTCGTCGAAAACCCGCCACAATCTGGGTTCCAGACAATCGACGGCGAGTTCTTGGAGTTAAACTAATGGCCACAAGAATTAGCCACCTTACCGAAGATACGGCTCCAGCCACTAACTCTTTGCTTTCAGTTGTTGTAAACGGAATCACTCGCAAGACCACTCTTGAAAATGTTCTTGGTCTTGTAACTGGTGGTACAGTTACTTCTATAACTGGTGGCACTAATGTATCAGTCAGTTCAGTTGGCAATCCTACGCAAGATCTTACCATAAACTTTAATCTGCCAGGAATGGTTGTTCCCTACGCTGGCCTTGACAGCAAAGTCCCAGCTGGATGGCTTTTCTGCAACGGGCAAGCTGTTCTACGGTCTGGAATTTCGGGTTATCCCGAATTGTTTGCGGTTATCGGCACAACATATGGAAATGGTGATGGCACAATGACATTCAACGTTCCAGACCTTCGGGGGAGGATTCCTTTTGGCAAAGCTGAGAACTCTAGCAGTGGGAGCCCTTTTAATGGAGCCACATTTGCAAGTGGAAACTTTTATTCGCTGGCTTCTACTGGTGGCCAAGAAAATCATCTTCTCTTAGCTAGTCAGACTTCAGTTAAAGATCACACTCACACCGCTTCTGGTAATATGACTGTTTACGGGAATTACTGGGATACTGCAAACTGGGACGAAAGGAATTGTAACCCAGATAGTTATAGTGACTACGGGATACTTGGTGAAGTTGCACCTGGGGCGCGCGCGTCAGCTTCCTCTACAGGTAATACTTCCGCCCTAAGTTCAGTTGATGCGGCTTTACCCCACAACAATATGCCACCAGTTATGGTGTTATCGTACCTTATAAAAACCTAATCTATGCCAATATTTAAAACTACAGATCTAACCCTAACTAACTCTCCGACTGTAGATACGATGATACCTTGTGTTCAAAACGGGGTAACCAAGCAAATCTCTATTCTGCAAATAAAAGAGTATCTTAACGACGGAACCCTCAAACAGCTTTATTCGGGTGATGGGTATGAGTGTGCTCCCAATCCAATAACGGGTACTGGTTCTGTCTCTTTTACATCACCAGGGTTAATGAGCCTTTATGCTGGGGCAACCGCTCCAAGTGGATGGCTTTTGTGTAATGGTGCCTCTCTAGTTGTTGCGGATTATCAAAACCTATGGAATCAAATCCGCTACACCTACGGAGGATCTGACTTGAACTTTAACCTTCCAAACTTATCTGGTAGGGCTGTTTTTGGTTTGGACGATATGGGATCTACGACCGCTGGACAAATCACAACTGGAAGCCCAACAATTGTTGGGTCGTCTGCTGGGAGCATAGCTCACACGCTCACGGCAGATCAAAGCCCATTGGTTGATCATACTCACGCAGCTTCTGGTAGTTTTGCAGTTAGCGTAGATCCCGACAGAACTGGAAATAACACAGGTTGGGCTACTGGATACCCACGTAAAAGCTTTAACACATCAGGTGGGGAGGTAGGGGTTTCACTTGCTCTTTCAATTAATACTTCGTCTTCCCCAAGCGGAGTTCCAGCAACCCAATCACACCCCAATCTTCCACCCTTTATGTTGTTAAATTGGATTATCAAAATATGAAACTTACCTATTTGCCTGAAGTCGTTAGCCCTACTGATTCAACTATTTTCCCAATAGTAACCAATGGCGTGTCTAAAAAAGTACAACTAAACACACTCAATATGTTTTCTGTAGCGGGTGGGACTATTGGCAGCGTTTCCGCTGGGCAAAATGTAAAACTTGACCCAAATCCAGCGACTACGTCAGCAACAATAGCCTTCTCTTTTCCAGGGGCTATTTTCCCACTTCCAAACGATACTGTTGCTACTGGCATCCCAACTGGGTGGCTTTTGTGCAACGGACAGGCAGTTAGTCGGAGAACATATTCTACTTTGTTTGATGTAGTTGGTATTTCGTATGGTTCAGGAGACAACAGAACAACTTTCAATCTACCAGATCTTAGGGGCAGAACGATAGCTGGCCGAGAGACGATGGGGGGAGTTAGTACATCTGGGCGTCTGACTAATTCACGTCCTGGGAATGTCGATGGGGCTCTACTTGGAGCCGTCGGTGGGTCTGAAACCCATACTCTCTCTAGTCAAGAAGCTGGCCTAAACCCCCATAACCACAGCCATAGCTTAAGCGTTTCGTGGGGTGGCGACAACGAGCGAGGCAACCGATGCAACGGGCAAGACGGAGGCACTACTGGACGATTTCAGGGTGCTACTTACACAATTGGTTGGACGTACTCTTTCACGAATAATGCAACCTCGATTCCCTCAGCAACGTCCCACCCAAACCTTCCCCCTCTTGTGTTTTTAAATTGGGCTATAAAATACTGATATGGCCTTAATCTCTGGTTCACTACCTCCTCAGACTTGTTACGGAACGCCTCAGCAATTGCTTGATTTGTTTGCCCAGTATTTGTCTGCGCCTACTCAAAATGTAATTCTTGAGGGAACTTTAACAACCCCAGCTTCTCCTAATCCCTTTGGAGCTGGCACAGCCCCAACATCCAAGGTAACCACCCTTAGCATCGCTGGAGCCAGCGTAGGTGACGCCGTGCTTGTTGGCCTTCCTTCTTCACCCACGGCTGGAGTTGTTTTTGACGGCTACGTGTCTGCTCCAAACACAGTTACAGTGCGTTGCAACTATTACACAACTACCACTGTACCCTCTCAATCCTTTAAAATAAAAGTGTTCAAGGCCTCCTAAGCATGGCTCTTACTTTAACTGAAGCTAGAACCGCTTTGTCGCCATTCGTCGACAACGGGGTTTGCTCTACTGATTCTCGAGTCATAGCAAGGATTAACGAAGCTCAAAGAAGGCTTCATAGCGCTAGAGCTTGGTTGGGGGTTCTTGCTCGCTATTCCGTCCCAGTCGTTAACGGACAATTCACCCTACCAGGCTATACTGGAAGTATTGAAACGACTGCTGGTTTTGGCTTAGAAAGCGCTATTCGTGTTGCTAGTACTACTGCTTCTGAAGGTTTCTTGACAAACTCTGTTCAAGCCTTCCTTACTGATACAGGAGACGTTCTTCCGCTAAACTTTGTCCCGACCTCGTCTGATTTTAGGACTTACGCTATCGAGGGCGCAGCCCCCGCGCGTGTCGAAGTAACTGGGAAACTTAACTATATCGGAGCTGCGGCTGGCACCGACCTCTTGGTAATTGACGATGTAGATGCGATCAAACTTATGATCCTTGCGTTGTACCGGGAGGAGAACAACCAGCTCGAACTAGCTCAAGCCTTAGAGAACAAAGCCATCGAAAGGTTGACCACAAAAACTGACCGTGCCTTAGAGGCCGCTAGGCGCCTCAATTACCAGACAAGAAAGGCAAGCACTATACCTAATAGCCTTGGAGACTTTAGGGCGAAACTTGCTTTAGACATTGTCGATGGCTTGCGTGTGTCTGACTCTGAGTTGGTTGATTTAATCAACAACGCTGAAGAAGCCTTGTTCGCCCGCGGCTGCTGGTACGGAACAATTGAAAGCTATCGAATTAATGTGACCAACACAAATGAGATTCTCCTTCCAAACGCAATTGGGACAATTCTTGGGGTAACAATGGGCAATTCGCCTGTTTCTATTTTTGAGCGTCGGTATGACTACCACGAGAATGGTCTTGGCTACCAAGAGAAAGACAGCTCTGGTAACGATATGCTTGTGGATCGCGGCGAGGTCTACGTTAATTACGAGTGGAAACGCCGATATTTTATCCGGGATTCAAGTGCTACGGAATGTATTAACGTTCTCGCTAAGAAACGTTGGAAACCCAAATCTCGTGACGCAGATAAAATGGATCTTCGAAACTACCCAGCCGTGAAAACTATGGTTATGGCTCTTCGAGAAAAAGAACCAGAAAAAGCAATGTTCTATGAAAACAAAGCAATCGCTCTACTCCAAAAAGAACTTTCTGAAATGCGTGGCGGAGCGAAGAACCAGCTCCAAGTCCAAATGAAAAACTTTGCTTTAGGCGAAATTACGGCACTTATCTAATGGCTTACCAAATTACACCCGTTTGCGATGAGATTACCCCAACGCTAGTGACGTTGTGTGAAGATGTTGCCTCGACCGCAGTATCCTTGTGTGCGTCGCTTAACTCTTGGCAAAGCTACACGCTTGCCCCAGGTGAGAGTTGGCAGAACGTATACCTTTTGTGGAACTTTGCCGAATGAGTACACTCTTTGACCGTACAATTGCCCAGAGCTACACAGAGCTCTTAAAGACTGCCTCAACCTCCGGCGTTACCTCGGATTTAACTATTGTTGAGGACGGCGACGCAACGGCATCCGCTCTCCTTCTTTCTTCGAATGCTGTAAAATCCTCTGGAACGCTAGAGGTGGTTGGGCCTACAAACCTTCTTTCTGGTCTTTCTGTTTCTGGAGCCTCCAACCTTACTGGAAATGTCTCTATGGGCGGGGATCTGACAGTTACTGGGAATGCCGTTATCCAAGGGACGCTGACGGCTAATGGTGGGACTTTGACACTTGGCGACGAAGACACGGACAACGTTGTTTTCAACGCCGACATCAACTCTCACATTCTCCCAAACACGGACAACACTTATGACCTAGGCTCTGCCGCCAAGAGCTGGAGAAACCTTTACCTCGACGGAGACCTTTACCTCAACGGCACGGCTACGCTTAACAATCTCTCGATTGCTGTTTCTCAAACTATCTCGGCAACAACTCAGTCCACCGACAAAGATACGGGAGCTTTGGTGCTTGAGGGCGGGGTAGGGGTAGAGAAGAACGTTAATGTAGGTGGCAACCTTGCGGTTACTGGGACAACTGGTCTTACTGGCAATACTTCTGTTAGTGGAACGCTTGGTGTAACTGGAGCTACAAACCTTTCGTCTACCCTAGGAGTTACTGGAGCAACCACTCTTTCTTCTACTCTTGGCGTTTCCGACACAATCTCAGCCACACTAGCTTCTGGAACTGGGCTTGCGGTCACGGCTAACGCTACCATTGGTGGGAATTTGACGGTTACTGGCGACTTAACAATTAACGGGACAACTACGACTCTTAATACCGAAAATCTAGTTGTTGAAGACAAAAACGTAATTCTTGGTCAGATTACCACCCCAACGGATGTGACGGCTAACGGAGGTGGGATCACGCTTAAGGGTGCATCAGACAAGACCCTTAACTGGGCGAGTTCAAACGCAGCTTGGACATCTTCTGAGAACTTTGATGTAGCCACGGGTAAGACATACAAGGTCAACGGAACAGACGTTCTTTCGAACAATACTCTTGGATCTGGAGTTACCAGCTCCTCTTTGACCAGCGTTGGTACGATTGGAACAGGTATTTGGCAGGGCACAATTATCAATCCCACCTACGGTGGAACTGGGGTTAACAACGAAAGTAAAACCATAACCCTAGGCGGTAACCTAACCACGTCTGGAGCGTTTGCTACAACACTAGCCTCAACCGCCAATACGAACGTAACACTTCCGACAACTGGAACTTTAGCCACTCTAGCCAATGCCGAAACTCTAACTAACAAAACCCTAACATCCCCAACTATTTCTTCGATTGTCAATACTGGCACTCTTACTCTCCCTTCCGGCACAGACACATTGGTTGGTCGGGCAACGACCGACACCCTTACTAATAAGACTCTCACCTCTCCAGTCTTCGACGGCACGACTACAACTGTTTCGGGTAACCTCGTGGTTGGTGCCGCAGCGTACATCGTTGAAGTACGAGGCGGCGGTTCAACTGAAGGAGCGATTCAACTTAACTGTTCTGCCAACACACACGGACAAAAAGTCAAGGCTCAGCCCCACGCACAAGCTGCAAGCAATACTTTACTACTTCCAGGCGGCACAACCATTGGCAATAGTGATGCAGTCCTAGTTTCAGACACTGGAACACAGACTCTGACCAATAAGACTCTTACTACACCAATCATCTCTAGCATTAGTAACACAGGTACAATTACGTTACCTACGGGCACGGATACCTTGGTTGGGAGGGCGACAACTGACACCCTAACCAACAAAACGCTCACATCGCCCACCATAAACAACGGATCTTTGAATATGGGTTCTGGGACGCTTGTGCTCCCAAATGCTTCGACCCCGGCTCAAACTGCCTCTGGCTCTTTGGTTTGGAATAATGCCTCAAGCCTCCTGACTATCGGGGATGGTACAGCTCGTAAAACCCTAGTAGACACCGACTCTACTCAAACCTTGTCCAACAAGACTATTGTGGTCTCTCCGACGATCACCCTGGGGAACCACCTCTCTGGAAGTCTTACCCTGACAAACCTTGCTGGTGGAACCCTGTCGGCCACTCTCGCTGATAACGTTACCAACCAGAAGGTTGGGGTTTCTAGGAACGGAAGTGCCGCTATTGGGACACGTAAGCGTATCAACTTTAATGAAGGAACTAACGTTACCATAGTTGTCTCCGACGACCCAACCAATGATTGCGTCAACGTGTCGGTGACCTCTACTGGGGGTGGAAGTGGGGGTACTGGTGGGCCAACTACTGGCGGAGCCGACTTAAGGGAAGTCTGGCTTTATTCATGACAAATAGTTGTCAAAAAAAGAATATACCTTAAAGTTGAAAGGAACTGATCTATGGCGCTAACCCACGAAAAGCTTGCTCAAGGACAATTGCCCTCCGCAACTGGGATTCTTTATACTGTTCCGATTGGCAAAACTGCTTACTTGAAATCAATCTATCTGCATAATTCAGATACCCCAGACCAGACTATAAGGATTTACATCAATGGCTCTACGGGAGCGGAAAAGATCTTTGAGGGTATCGTGAACGGAAAAGATACCTTTGAGTGGGACGTGGCCTATACCGTGGTCCTTACAACTGGCCAAACCGTCCAAGCCGACGCAACCAACGCTTCTTCGGTTAACTACTTTGTATTTGGGGGTACCGAATAATGTCATTCTCTAGGGTCAGTACAGCACTTATCACAAACGTTACGGCAGACGGAAGCGTAACAAACGTCAAAGTAGCGCCAAATGCGGCCATTGCTTTCTCCAAGCTGGCTCCCTTGGCGAGTGCAACCCTACTAATCGGAAACGGGTCAAACGTTGCGACTTCCACGGCTCTGTCTGGCGACGCTACAATTACTAATGGTGGTGTCCTTACGATTGGTGCTGGCGCTGTAGATAACGCAAAAGTCTCGTCTTCAGCCGCAATTGCCTTCTCTAAACTAGCCGCGCTTACTACTGGTCAGATTCTTGCCGGGAATGCTGGTGTGCCTACGGCTACGACGATCAGTGGGGATGCCACGATTAATGCTACTGGCCTTTTAACAATTGCTACCGACGCTATCACCACAACCAAAATCCTTAACGGAAACGTGACCGCCGCAAAGGTTAACCTGGGTGAAGTAGCCGTCCTTGGGGCTCCTCAGCAGTACACTCGCACCCACAACTTCATAGCCACAACCCTCACCGCTTCCACATCGTCGGTCACTTGGAATTTGGAAGTAAACCAAATTCTTATTCTGACTTTGTCTGCCAATGTTTCTACTTGGACAATTCAGAACCCGCAAAGTGGTGGAGTCTACATCCTTATTGTTAAGCAAGACGGAATTGGAAATCGGACAGTAGCATTCCCAACTGGAAACTTCAAATTCCCCGGAGGGGCGGCTCCGACGCTTACTACTACCCTAGGCAAATCCGATATTTTAACATTCGTATATCATGGATCCCATCTGCACGGAGTTGCTGTGCAGGACTACGCAGCTTAAGCGATGTCTTGGCCAGTCCTTCCGCAGGGGTTTCTTGGGGGTCGGGGGACTACCACGGCCTATAGCGACAACGACACCTACCAGATCGGTAAGAGTCTTCGGTTTAATTCGGCTGATTCGGCGTATTTGAGCAGGACTCCAAGCAGTGCTGGAGATAGGAAGAAGTTCACTATATCAATGTGGGTTAAGAGAGGAAAAATTGGATCTGAGGCAAATCCTATATTTGCATGGCCTGGTGGCAATACATTATCTTTTGGAATAAATTTTAATACATCAAATCAATTAGAAGTTATTGCAAACATAGAAGGAATAGCCAATCGATACAGGCTACAAACAACCCAAGTATTTAGAGATACATCAGCATGGTATCATTTAGTTTTGGCATCTGATACTTCACAATTAACCGAGTCAGACAGACTTAGCGTATATATAAATGGATCAAAGATAACAAGTTTTGGCATCTCAAATTACCCATCTATTGATTTTGAAAATTCTTGGAACAATACAATACTTCATGGAATTGGTTATAATAACTACTTTGATGGATACCTAGCAGAAATATACAATATAGACGGCCAAGCCTTAACCCCATCGGCCTTTGGCGAAACCGATTCGATTACTGGTCGGTGGAAGGCGAAGGCTTTTACTGGGACATATGGAGTAAATGGGTTTTATCTTCCGTTCTCCAACACAACTACTGGGTCGAATAGCGTTCTTACTAGTGAAGACTTTAGTGTAGCTATGTATCAAAAAGATGGAATTACAGTCACAACAAATGCAACTACTGCTCCAAACGGAGCGCTAACAGCAGACGAATTGGTGGAGACCTCAACTACCTCAAACCACCGATTCTTCTTCAATAACCAAACACATGCGTCGGGCGTTACGTACACCACTTCAGTTTACGTTAAGGCTAATACTAGATCAGTCATAGCTCTGGAAAACTGGAATACAGTAAATGCAACCTACTGTGTTGCTGACCTCTCTAATGGAACAATTACAGCTGGATCTGACGCTTCAGCTAGAATAACGTCAGTTGGGAATGGTTGGTACAGAGTATCAGTATCAAATGTAGGTAATGGCGGAACAACAGGCGGATCCTCTGTATACATAAAGAATAACACGGCCTTAGGTGGCTTTGTTTATTCGGGTAATGGTAGCTCTGTTTACGTATGGGGTATGCAAACCGAGGCTTCTTCGACAGTTGGTCCGTACCTTCCGACAAATGGAACTGCCTTTGGCTCTAGTATGATTTTCTCTGACGCCTCAGTTTCAACGGGTGGCTACAACAACTGGGTAGCAAATAACCTCTCCGTAACTCCCGGAACTGGGAACGACAGCTTAACAGATTCCCCGTCCAACTACGGGGCTATCTCGACGACTCTTGTGGCTGACACATACCAGATCGGAAAGAGTTTGCGGTTTAATTCGGCTGATTCGGCGTATTTAAATCGCACCCTACCCAGCTCTGGAAATCTTACAACTTGGACATGGAGTGGGTGGGTTAAGCCAACGAAAATGTCTGCTCAGGAAGGTTTATTCTATTCAGGAAATGGAGTCAATATTGGCAATAGTATCAATTTCACCCCTTCGAATCAGTTGGAAATGTATTATTATACCAGCGCTTACGTCTGGAGATATGTAACAACGCAAGCATTTCGCGACCCAACATCTTGGTATCATATTGTTGGTGTTTACGATTCTGGTAACGCAACCCAGGCCGATAGGGTTCGTCTGTACGTAAACGGTGTACGTATTACGTCTTTTTCGATTTCAACTGCCGTTTCGACGATAAACCAAGTAGGCTCAGTAAATAACTCTTCTTACACTCATTATTTTGGTTCTGAGGGTGCGGGTAATTTCTTTAACGGCTACCTTGCCGAACTTAACTTTATCGACGGACAAGCCTTAGATCCATCCAGCTTCGGAACTCGGGACATCAACACCTACCTCTGGAAACCCAAGGCTTATACTGGAACATATGGTACGAATGGGTTCTATCTGCCCTTTACGGTGCCAACGGAAACAGCTTTTGCGGCTTATCTTTCTGATGCCTCCACGAATTACAATACTCTTCCTGGGGGTAATCAGGGTGAGAACTTCCGATTCTCAGGTGACTTTACGATAGAGGGGTGGGTCAAATACACGTCACAAACCAGTGGCGATACGAGTCTTTATGTTCAAGAAGTACTTGGGGGAGGTCAGTATTTTGCCTTCAACCTTTCAATGTTTGATGGGGTTTATAATATTTATCTGAATAGCGCTCAACCGACGGCTTCTATCACACACGGAATAAGTGCAAACGAATGGGCTCATGTTGCGATGGTAAGGAGTGGGTCAACAATCTCTCTTTACACGAATGGGGCATTGCGCGGCACTATAAATAATAACTCTTCTATCTTGGGGTACACTAATATGACCGTCAATAATCGTTTTGGTGGCGGTTTATCAGGTGTCGCTAGGTCAATGTCCAACTTTAGGATAACCAAGTCAGCGGTTTATACTTCAAGATTTACCCCACCCACAACAGCTCTTACTAATATCCCAAACACGCTTGTCTTAACCTACCAAAATAGCACGGCAATAGACAACAGCTCGAACAACTTCTCGATGGGTACAGTTGGAGCAGTATCTTTCTCGGTGGACTCGCCCTTTAATATCAACTCTGCTGTTGCTTTAGACAGAAGTGGGGGTGGGAATAGTTGGGTAGCAAACAACCTCTCACTTACGGAGGGCACGGGCAACGACAGCCTAGTCGACTCACCAACCTTCTACCCATCTCTTTCAACTACTCTTACCGACGACACATACCAGATCAGCCGTAGCCTTAGGTTTACCACAGCAGATCTTTCACATTTAAGTAGAACCTTCCCGAATACTGGTAACCGAAAGACCTGGACTTGGAGCGGGTGGGTTAAGCGGAGTGCTCTAAACAGCTATCAGAGAATATTTACTTCTATATCTGGAAACCTACTTAGTATTTTAAGGTTTAACCCCGCAAACCAAATCGAATATTGGGACTATAGTCTTACCACATCGACACCAATAAATAACATTACTACTAGCCAGATCATTCGTGACGTATCGTCGTGGTATCACATTGTCTGTTCAGTAGACACAAATAGCCTAACAGCCGCAAACAGATACAGAGTCTTTGTGAATGGAGTCCAGGTAAATCAGTTTGCCTCCCAGACCACAACACAAAGTTTCGATACAGCATTTAACGCGGCCGTAACGCACTATCTGGGCGACCCCAACGAAACACTTAATGCTTACCTGGCAGAAGTTAACTTCATCGATGGTCAGTCCCTTATCGCAGACAACTTTGGGATCCGGGACACTAAAACCTACGCATGGAAACCTAAAGCCTATGCTGGCACCTACGGAACGAATGGTTTCTACCTTCCGTTCTTAGACGACTCTGGGGCAACAGCCACAACTCTTGGGAAAGACAACTCAACATACAGGATGTTGACTGCACAGCTTAACGGAACCTCGAACGGCATACAAAGAGGGGCAGATCTTACTGGGATTGCTAATGGTAAGAGCGGGATCGTTAGTATGTGGTGCAACTTTACAGCAGGCGCTAGTGGTGATCAGAATCTATGGAGTTCTAGAAATAACCTTTCTATCGGCAATACTCTCAATACCTACAGAGGTATTGACGGGAAGATATGGGTTAGCGCTATGAACTCAGCGGGTACGACGATATTGGCAGCTAGCACGGTAACTAATGTCGTGGCGACTTCTGGGCTTTATCATATTTACATTGCTTGGGATCTAAACGTAAACAATCAGGTAAAGGTCTACGTTAATGGCGTAAACCAAGCTCTTGCAATCACGACCTTCACAAACGCAACAATTCAATACTCAGTACCAAATCACGGATTCGGCGGCTTCTTGTATAACCCATTTATCCCAACTACCCCAGTAATGGTGGGTCAATTATACGTAAACTATTCTACCTATCTGGATCCAGTTACAAACATCAGCAAATTCTACAATGCTGGAAAGCCAGTCAGCCTTGGTGCGTCCGGCGAGATACCTACTGGCTCTCCCCCAATCGTGTATTTAGATGGCAACGCAACCACAATTCTGACAAACCGAGGAACTGGCGGAAACTTTGCAGCCTACGGAACTCTTGCTACTGGGACTACATACGAGGGTGTCGGCTCGCATTATAACAACTGGACTCCAAATAACTTCTCCGTAACAGAGGGCACAGGGGACGATAGTTTGGTTGATTCTCCGACCTACTACGGAACACTCTCCACGACACCATCGGAAGATACATACCAGATCAGCCGTAGCCTTAGGCTAAAGGGCACTAATACTACGTTAAGCCGC